GTTTAGCTGCCCTGGTTAGAGCTGTAGTTCCCACCAGAAATAACCGCTACCGCTGCCGTGCGGCGGCGTTTCCAGTTGATCCAGCGCTCAGCACGGATAGCCACGCTGTTGGTCTGGAACATGGAAACCAGTTCAGTCCCGGTCGGAGTGATGCTGTCGCCGGTTGGTTCACTTTCCATTTCAAGAGAGGCTTCACGCGACATATCCACCGCCACGCCGCCATCATCAGCCAGGTAGATATCCGGTGCGTTAAGCAGCGTCAGGTTAGTGCCTGCGTACTGGGAAACGATGGCCGGAAGGCCCTGGAAGGTGCCGCCAAGCAGGGTCATTTCCGGGTACATTTTCTGCCCCAGGGCGTTTTTCTTCATGGATAGCGCCAGCGCGTTGGTGCTGGACATGATCCACACACCGCCCGTCGGTTGCAGGTTGTTCGAAACAAACTGGGCGAAGGCCGCTTCAGCATCAGCATCCGGGTCGCCGGTAGACGGAACGGCCAAAATGCCGTTGGTTACTGAGGCCGGAGAGACATTAGCAACTTCAGCTTTCGCCGGGTTGATAAAGTCCGTATCCAGACGGGCAATGACCGCTTCAGCCAGGGCATTACGCACCAGCGCATCGGCTGCCGGATTAGAGAAACGGATCAGCTCATCGGTCAGTACCGCGATAGCCGCCACTTTGGCAAAACTGAACGTGATCGACTCAAAGTCGAATTTGGTCAGTGGTTTGGCCTTGCCCTGTCCCACCCAGTTCGCTGAGCCGCCGGAAGTCTGCGCCGGGATACGGATATTGAACGGAACCTGACGTAGGGCCGGGATGCCGCCCTGTCCGAAACGCCCGATAATGGTTTGCGGGCGGAGGAATTCAACAAAATCCAGCGCATATTCCTGATATTCAACCAGCGCTCCAGCCCACTGAGGATCGGTGGTAGTACCAGCGCCTACGGCAGCTTTCAGTACATGATGAAGCTTGGCGTCGTCTGGATACTGTTTACGGGCGATCTCCAGCGCTTCGGAACGACTGCCGTTAGCGGCGGCCAGCGCTTTCGCAAAGCGGGCAAAGGCAATACCTTTTTCCAGCTTCTGTTCGACGCGGATGATGCCTGGCGCACCAGCCTTAACGGTAGTGACTTCGCCGTTAGCGGCTTTTGCTACCGGTTTCGCGGTCGATGCCATATTGCTTTCCATATCGCGCAGGCGTTTCAGATGCTCATCAACCGCCTTAATTTCGGTAGACGTGTTGTCGTAGCTTTCGGTTTCTTCTGCGTCAAGCGTACGGCCTTCATCAGCAGCTTTACTCATGATGTCGCTCAGTGAGGCTGCCAGCGCTGCACGCTTCGCTTCGAAGCTCTTGATTTGTTCTGCGATATTCATCGAATTGGTTCCTTTTTTGGTAGGGGTTGCTGTAGCGCCAGCGGAAATGGAGGATTTAACGACTGTTTTCTTATTGCCGGACGCGGCAAGAAACTTGCGATCGATTGACTTAACAGACTGAATGGAGCAATCACCGTTGGCAGGAACGGTTACAGCAGAAAGCTCGTACCACTCCCACGAAATAAACCGGATGCCGCCATCGTCAATAAAGCTGTACTCAATGGGCTTAAAGCCGATAGAAAGCCCGCGGACAAGACCCGTTTTGATAGATGCCCACGCTTCATCAAGCCTGGCGACCAGTTGCGATGGCATATCCGCACCAGGTTTTACCAGCTTTGCTTTAATCTCGATGCCGGTGTCGGTGACTTTTGCTTCTGTCACCTGGCCTATTGGCTCGTCATGCCAGTGTTGCCACAGCAGAGGTAATGGAAGAGTAAATTTCACACCGGCAGGGTCTACAATGTCGCCATAGCGATCAGGTTCAGGGGTACTGGCAATGCCGGTAATCTCCCGAGAATCCTCATTGACCGCCTTTACCTGCATCAGGCTATAGGCGCGATTATTCATTTGCTGTCCTCCAGAAACGAAAAAACCCGCCTGTGCGGGTCATTAACTGACGTGTTAGTTATACGAAAAATACCTGGTAATCTTTTTTCGCAGGTTCAGGGTTAAGGGCCATAAGAGAAACTGCGTTGAACAGCGCCATCAGCGGATCAATCTTGCCCTTGCCGCTGGCCTGCTTGGTTATAAGAATGGCGTTGCCTTTCGGCTCAACCCTCGCATTACCGACACACCACGCCATCATCGGCTGACCACCATGTATCAATACGCCCTCGGCAAGCTTTCTCTCGGTGGTTTTAATCGCTCCGCCAAGGCGCCAGCCCTGGCTGACACCAACCACCGCATCAGCAGGAATTCCCACCTCAATAAGCGCATCGAGTATTTGTCCGACTCCGGAAGGGTCAATGCCGATCTTGTCGAGCAACTCCGCTGCGTGGATTCGACTGACGTATTCGGCCACCTCTTCCGTATCCTGTCCGACGCACTTCACGATGGTCAGGTCACCGGCTCTCACGAAGTCGTGAAAGCGGGACTCTTCACTTTTACGCCGGCGGATCGCTATCTCATGTGCCCATGCATGGCACCAGCAGAGCCATTCTCGTGTTTCAGCGTCACGCCCGACCGCAGAAACCCCCAGCAAATCATCAAGGCCACCGCCGTCTATCCCGACGGTGATCACCTCTGAACGCCGTAGTAAATCTTCAAAACTGACACGCCGGGCCTGCAACTCCCAGAAATCGACGCCCGCCCAGCGATCGGTTCGCAGGTTTAGTCCAATTTCAATATTGAGGTGCTTAGCCAGGAACTGCTGCAATGTACCATCGGTTTTTGCCTGGTTCTTACGGAGCTGGTCTGCTATCCATTCAGCGCTGACCGAGAGCCCGATATTCGGATTGGTAATGTAGAAATTATCCGGGTCGAGATAGGCCTTTCTTTCAACCATGCTTTGCGGAAATTCATAGAGAATTCCCAGCGTTTTGGGATCGTTGATTTTTCCGTCGCGCACATCGCGCCAGTAATCAAGGCGTTCTTTGAATACGCCAGCAGGCGGCTCATCGCTTTGTGTGGTGAGGTAGATAACCCACCCTTCATTACGGGATACCTGTCCGCCCGTCGCCTCCATAAACATCGCTTCGGCATTAGCGCGCTTGCCAAAAAGCCACAGTTCGTCGACAAGAATCCGGCCGGACTTTTTACCGGACACCGTATCCGTATCAGCAGCCACGACTTTCAGTGTGTTACGCGTCACCCGGTGTGTGATAGTACGGATATGATCCTGTATCTGGAACATGTCGGTGAGTTCTTCATCAGCGCGTATCATCCCGGCGGCTGGTTTAAAGCTGTTGTCGGCTACCTCTTTTGTCGGTGCCAGAATCAGGTGTTCTTCGTCCTCTCGCCAACACAGGATAAGCGCGGTCAGCATAATGCCCGCCGCAATTGTCGATTTGGTGTTCTTCTTCGATATCAGAAGTCCATATTCGCGAATCAGCTGATTTCCTGTCTCTGCGTCATCCCCGCCGAAGATGACTTTTACGAAATCGAACACCCATTCTTCAGAACACTCACCGAATGTAGGCTTGCCCGGCAGGTCAGAAACCCGCAGTTCGCGAAAGATACTCAGTGCCTGTGCCGCCTGGTCAGGAAAAATGGGCGGAGGAATGATGGACTCACCCGCGACCAGACGCTCTTCCCAGTCCGCACAGGCTGTAGACCACTGCGCCATACATCACCCCTTATTATTATTCACAACCAGTTTTGGTGGTGCCATTGAACCGAACTTGCTGGCGCCAGCGGCCACTTTTGCCGCAGCGTGGCGCGCATCTTTTTTCCCTGTTTCCCCCTTTTTGGGGTGGATATAGGGAAGCATGGCCTTCGCCGCATCCTTTCTGACGTCAATTTCTTCAGTTGAATCGTTCATTACCGCCATAAGAAATTTGAGCGGATCATCAAAAGCCCCGGCAACAGGTGGTGCCTCTGGCGGTGTTACCGGAGCCTTATTTTTTTCGGGGGTGTTTACCGCTGGGGTGTAAACATTTCGACGGTACGTCGGTACGTCGTCTGTTTCGATTACTTCCTTTTTTTTACGTCCAATAAACGCGATGACCTCCGGGTCTTTTGCAAGTTGCGAACCCTTTGACCGTGCTGATTTCTCAGAATATCCCGCCTTTATTGCCGCATCCTTTTGAGACATACCGGACATCAGCGCGACAGCGAATTTCCGCTTCTGCGCTGTTAACATGTTTATACCCTCCAGAGGGGAATTTTTTCTGCGCGTGAGAGGGAGCGCGGTGTCCAGGGAGATCGAGGTTAACACCCAACCCTCCCCCCCCCCCCATTACACAAATGAGAATCAATATCAATTGCCGTTAGATCACCACTACGCCTGGCTCCTGGTCGTCATCTTTGATGGAATGTTTCAGAGCCTCTCCATCTGGCTGGCCCGTTGAGGCTTCACGCGCTGACTTGCCTGAGTGGCAATCGATGCAAAGCGTCCACAGATTGGACTCATCGTTATCACCGCCAAACTGTAACGCCACACGGTGATCCAGTTCGCTGTCATGCAGGTCAACGACTCGATTGCACATACAGCAATGACCGCCATCACGGACATAGATACGCCGCTTCAGTCCTACCCTTGCGCTGCCGCTAATGCGTCGATTCTCGCCATACACTGGCTTTATTCGCCGGGTGTCGATAGCTTTTAACCGTGGCTGTAACGTCTTTAGCCTGGACATGTAACCTCCATGCCTTGTGGGTTATGTAATTGGGGAGGGTGCTAGCACCTCATCACCGGAAATATGGCCAACCGCCACGCGCGGCGGCGCTCTGTTCTGGGTGTTAAGTCAGGATGGAGCTCTACCGGTTCGCCGTCAGCGTGATCAACCAGCGAATAGCACGGGTAAATCACCTCGCCGCCATAAGCATCACCAACGGCATAATCAGCTGGTTTGCTGTTGTCCCACCGGGCCAGTACACGCTCAATTTGATGCTGCGGGACGCTGTAGCAAACACCGTGAATGAGTCGCGGTAACGTGATGTAATTGGTACGCGTCTTGTCGGCCTCTATCAACCGTTCTGCTATCTGTGACTGATACTGTGGTGGTCGGCCAGTGCCAAGATAAAAACTGATTAAATGATCTGGATATTCGTCTATCCATTTGCGGAAACCGTCAACCGATTCGGACAGTGGCAACGCATCATCTTCGATGATCACAACCCGGCAATCTTGCCTGGAAGCCCATTCCAGTGCGCGGCGGTGATTCCAGTTGGCACCATTGTCCCCGCTATCAATTAGCAGAACTGCACTCAATAATTCAGCCAGACACAATGCCTGTTTGTATCGTGAGATGTGTCCAACCACTACAAACTTCACTTGTGTTTCCACCAGGCATACTCCTTACCGACACCATCAGACTTGAATACTGTGTGGATGCGCGGGCCGGTTACTATCCGATCACCGAAAGACTTCGCCACTATGCCGAATGCCAGCATGTCACCCACTGCGCCGCCAGCCTGCTCTTTCTTCCAGAATCGGTAGCTCTCAATCCGGTAGTACAACCGGATGATGCCGTGCGCGAACGCCATTACATCAGCGCGCGTCCCGCCCAGCAGCCCGGCGTTAAGCATCACATCATTGCGGTGCTGTTCGATAAACTCCTGATATATGCGTTCCGGGTGATTCTGCTTTGCCCATGCGTCTGCGTAGGTTTTCGGCTCCGAACCAACGTAGAGCTTTCCGGCCTCCATCTCTTCCCACGGCGCGCAAAGCATTTCGACATCAGTACCATCGGTACACCAGACGAACCGGTATTCAGGATGATCACGCAGGTGTTGCCAGATGTGCAGCCAGCGACGGAAGTAGACGTTCATTGCGACATCTGGAACTGTCACCAGCTGAGCGCCATCGGGAGCGGAGGTTAGCTGGTCGGCCAGCACTACGGCATCGGCACCCCGTATTGATTTAGCCCAGGTGGTCAGCGCCGCCGGGTCAGGCTGCATTCGGCTACTGCGCTGCGGATCTGGCTGACTGGTAAGCAACGTTGTGATTACCACGTCGCGCTGCTGCCGGTATTCGACATAGCCGGTATACCCCGTATCGCGCCGCCTGTTGTGGATCTTCACGTTGAGATCCACCAGCGCTTTCCTGGCTGCCGTTGGCACCGAACGGTCTACGGCTTCATGCTCATCGAGCGAATGAATCAACTTATCTGAGCCGATTACATCGGCATAAGCCCAGGTAGTCAGGCCTGCGTTATGGATGCGCAGGGCAAGGTCGCTGTGTTCGTACATGCCGCGCCCGTAAATCCAGTCAAAGCCACCGACACGCTCGATAGCGCTGCGGCGGTAATACAACATCACGCCACGCTGTCCCGTGTACGCCACATGCTTATCGTCGCTATAAAGCACAGCGAGATCGTTAAGCTTGCGCGGCCCGGCAAGGTCGAGAAACTGGTAAGCCAGGTGCGGCTCTGGTGATTCGATATACGGAAGATGCCAGCCATCGGCAATCGGCCATGCGTCATCGTCCCACAGGAAAAGGTGTTCGCATCCGGCATCCATCAGCGCGGTCAGACTGGCGTTCTTCGATGCAACAATGCCGAATGATGTTTCCTGGCGAACCAGTTGCACACCAGCAGGAACTACGGCCGCAGGCTTTGATCCGTCATCGACAACAACCACCAGCGCGCCAGCAGGTAAAAACTTCATGTGTTGAGCCAGGGCGCGGCTCAGAACGTCAGCACGATTGTGCGTTGAGATTGCTATTCCGATACGGGCAGAAGAATTGCAGACAGGCGCATACGGGACATTATCAATAATGACCTGCATATTTACTCCAGGAGGAAAACTACTGACGTTTGATGATGACTTTCCCGAAAAGCGTTTGCCGCTTCACTTCGCCGTTTTCTGTTGCCACGTAACCACGCTCATCGAGAACCGCCGAGATCACTTCATCTTTCTCATCATCAGCCGTGTAGACGTGTTTAACCTCTACGCCGTCGAGATAGACGGTGTATCGTTCCTGAGCGAGGTTAATTTTTCTGCCGGGATCGTCATCTAATACAGTGAGACGCATATGACCTCCAGCTATTTAAAACCCAAGAAGGCGGCGTAGCTTACCGTTGCTTCTAAAATCTCTTTCTACCGCCGCTAAGGCCTGTCTTGCACCTTCGGTAGCCGCATCCTTCATAGCCTCGCGCTGGCGCTCGATTTCTTCGTGGGCTGCCAAAGCATTCCGCAGAAGGTCTTCAACATTTACATGGATATCAATTCCATTGTCGCTAAAGTCTGCCTTTTCTGATTTATTGCGACTGACACCAAGGTTGATGTTGTAGATATTGGTCACCGACTGAGGCGCTTCGAGTTCCGAAGCGTAAATTTCACCGCCAATGAATGCATCATTGATTAATACTTTTCCGCTGCGGTCAATTTTGAACCCGACAATATTGTTGAGCCGCTCATTAAATTCATCGAGCATCTTTTGGACATTGGATGTATCCACTCCGAGATTAATAGAACAGCAATATTCCTTCTGGCGTTCTTTGCCAAACTGCGTGTTGACCAGGTATTCAACGGCAAATTTCTGCCCTTCAGCAGTTAGGAAGGTGAAGTGATTTTCTTTCTGGTATTCAGTTGCGGTGTGGCGGGTTTCAGCAAAGCCCAGTTCGCGAAGTTCGGCAGCACCGGATTTAGACGGCAGGTCACCAGATAGCAATGCGCCACGGTAAAACAGTGCGTAGAGCACGTCAGTAGCAGCGCCAGATAGCGTAATAATTTTCTCAGCCATTATTCACTCCTTTTAAAGCGAGGCCTAACTGGTTGAAGGTAGAAGGACGACCACTGCGTAAGGCATGTATATCGTCACCGAGTACACCGATAACAATGCGTGCGTTTCCCTTTTTATCGCTGATGAGCATCGTTCCGTCATCACGAATAAACGCCCTCAACCCTGACTTTGATTTTTTGCCAAATTGCATAGCGATTTCCTTTTAGACGTGAGCCTGTCGCACGGTAAAGCCGCCAAGAGGTAACGGTTTACCCAGGCTCACTACTGAAAGACTCTCTTTGGTGTGCGCGTGCGATGCGCAATAAAAAGCCCCGCTATTGCGAGGCCTGGGGTTATTTGTATTACGACCCACTACCTGTGAATGACAAAAAGCGATTTACATTCAGGACAAAGTAACGCCTGTTGCTGGCGTACTTTCGTGGTCGATTGCGTGGATTTATGTCCGCATATCGGACACGTGACAGTCATATTGGCTACAAGCCCAACACGCTGCATTGCATAATCGAAAAATGACATGGTGGTTAACCTTTCAATGAATGGGGTTTATTATACCATACATGGCTCAATTATTAACCAATCATCATCGCATGCTTGATACCATTTAGCTTTGTCACAGGCACTCATTGAGCACTTGCTGTAATACCTGTCACACTCTCGCGGTATGCCGCAGATTAGCTATTGGGATAAGTTCTGTCCCGCCGCATTTGTAATAGTCGTTCATTTAGCGTTAGAAGAATGATCGGAATTTTTCTCAATCCAGTTTCCTTCTCCATCTTTAACAACCTCAATCAATTCATCAGCGGGAGCGGGAGAGCCCCCTTCATCCTCCCATTCACTTAGGGATTGTTGCCACTCTTCCTGCGTCAGAATTTTTCCTGTTACAGAACTTCGTAAATAAATCATGACAATACCCCATACTTTAATTGTATTCTTAACAATTATTATAGATGAAATCCGGGGTTATTTCCTTTGTGTTGCACTATTAACACAAGCTATGCCGGGCTTGCCTTCAGCTCCATCTATAGCAATCAGCAGAACAAAAAACAAACAAAACACTAGTAACAGGTATATACTGACCCTCCACACATCTCCCAGGCAAAAATCATGACCATTCTTAAAGACCTTAAGATGTACATGGACAGGCAAGTAAAAATAACATGCCCCAAGTGTTCTCATACTATGGAGCTTAGCTCCAGCAAAATGCGTAAGAACACTACATGCATTTGCCCCAAATGCGGATACTTCTTTCTTCCGGAGGAAGGATAAAAGACGTTATAAAATTCCCATTGCTGCTTTTCAGACCTTACCGCTTAGGACTCATTGCAGCAAATACAGAAACATATAACATGACTTCTGGCGAGCAGATGGAATATATATTCACTCTGACATGCTTTATCATCTCAGGCATAAGATTAAAAAATGATTACATACCTGCGCTTTATACAAGTCATTTTTGGCTTATCTATCAACTATTGGCAGAATCATGTGAAAAAAAATAGACAATAATTTCCCTTGGTTGTTTTGCACGATTTGCACCTCCGTGAGGTGCTTTTTTACTGCCGTTAGTTAATAGAGAGAACGATAGAACTTAATACTTAATAATTAACAGCAACTTAGGGAATAACTGTAACGCTATTTCTTACATAACATCTAAAAAAACCAACACTTTTAGCTTTGAATTTAAAACGTCCCATAAAAACATATCAAACCACCGTCATTAGTTCATTTAAATATATAAGCATGTTTTATTTTGTTTTTTACAGCATTATCCCCCTTAACTGCTACCATTCAACAACCATGCTAAATACAGGAGAGTCAACTTATGTTCAATAAAAATCATGAAAAAGCCAGAGTATTACCAGGTGAATTAGAGGAAAATTACTCAGAGGTTTTAGACTCACCTGAATATCAGTTTAAAGATGCCGCAAAAGAATATACTTCACAGGCAACCAATGCAGTGTGTCATGGCGCAAAAAAAATTAAAAATCGTATAGAATCAAATCCAGTAAAATTCGTAGCCGTTGCCGTAGTTTCTGGTTTGATAATCGGCTTTTTACTGGGGCGGAAATAGTTTATAACTGGTCCTTCTTTAGGCCTAACCAACACATGACTGCCCGCTATGTCACGTCGCTGGAGATACAATTGCGATCTTGCTGGTTCAATATTCATCGTACGATTTGACAGTTGACCTTGACTGATTTGTTATGCGCCAGGATGTCGCGCTTCGTCTGCTTGTCCAGCACGTCGATATCGTGGTCTGTCAGGTAGATGATGCGTACCCAACTACATGCAGTATCAACGACTACCGGGGCGGGTGAATTGTTCGCGCAGCTCCCGATCAACATCGTCGCCAGACATATGGTTAACAGTCTGCTGTACATTGCTCGCCTCTTTCGTTGCTTCTGTCCGGCGTTCTGCCACTGCCACCGCTGCTGCGGCGCTCTCTTCGGTACGCTGTTTTTCGGCTTTGGCTTCCGCTTTGTCGGTGCCGCGCGCGTGACCGAAACCAAAAGCACCTGCAATTGCGGCCAGCACAGCAGCGGCCAGCCCGATAATCATTTCGATACCCATAGTGACCTCACACCAGCACGGATTTCGCCAGATTATAAAGACGCCGACGGTCATCAAGACCGTTTTTACCGCCATTGATGATGATCGTGATACGTTCCACATCGCCGGAATACACAAGGCATCCGCTGGTGGCAAAGAACCACCCTGCGGAACGCGCTGCATTTTCGTCCTGTTCCAGCAATTCCGGCTGCGTAACCAGATCCAGTTTTAGTGCCAGTCCGCATTTGCGATAGTTGCTTAACCCTGTGATTTGCTTCAGTCCGCGCCCGCGATATTTCCACCCGTCACCAGCAACCTGATTACCGAGATTCTTTTTACCCCACTCGCCGCCATACACCAGATTAGCGATGGCCCGCTGGTTAGCCGGTTGTGTCGCCGTTCTGCCGAGTGCAGCAGCCTGCTGTGCCGTGATGCGACGCTTGCCAAATACAGGAACAAGACGATCGGCAGCGTAATTCAGGTTTTCCACCAGCTTTTCATACCCACCTGACTCATGCCCCATTTGCGCAATGAACATTCCCTGATCCAGTGGTGCAGTGATGCCGAATTCTTTCATTGCCGCATCGATATGCGAAAACCAGCGCGCAGCAAGCCCGGCGCTTATACCAGCCGCCTGCTGAAATTGTTGTTGGTTCATTAGTGTCTCAGGTGATCAACCAGGCGTGCAACGTTGCCTCTGACAGCCACCAGCACGGAAAGGAATATGATGTTGGCCCCGATAGTGGCCCACGAAGAATGAGGATAAATACCGCAGAGATACGCCAGGGGGACTGCACTGTAAGTCACAGTAATAAGCCATGCCAGACGTGAAATCCACGGGCGATGTCGTGAATCTCCCCGACGGTAAAACATCAGGGTAATTACCACCCCGGCGCATAGCAGCGCATTTACAGTTGTTGTCGGATCATTTAGTACCACCTGAACCTCCCCGGCGCGTTATCAGCGCCACCAGCGAGCCGACATCCTGGTTATTCAGGAACGCCAGGATTTTAACGGCTAAAGCAGAAACGATTACGGCACCGATGGCATCCAAAGGTTTATCGCTATACCCGGTCCAGTTTGCCAGCTTGGCCCCCACCAGTCCGGAACAAAGGATCCCGGCAATATACGACACGATAAAATATGCCAGTCGGCGCGCTGCACTCAGGTCCGCAGCAGTTGCAATGTAGAACACCGCCCCTGCAAATGCGCCAAATACCACACCGTAATCAGTTCCGGTCAGCAGTCCATAGATACTGGCGCCCGTCAGGGCACCGCCAGTTAGCCCAGTGCCGGAAATCGGATCGGACATTTAGCCCCCTCTTATTGCTGTGAGTCCTCTCAGTAATGAGGGGAAAGAGAATCAGGCTCCACGGGCTGGATTTTCAACAAAGCACGTAGTGAGTGAATCCCGTGAGCCTGAAATGAAAAAGGCTACGCAAATGCATGACCTTAATGAAAATAATAATGATTTGAAATGTGTGCTGTTTTACAATCACTTCAACTGGTCGTGGATACGCCAGTGACTACAATCCATATTGTTCGATTTTAAATATTGCCCGCTCTCTGACGTGTGCTTTTTTTGCAAAAAAAGACCTGCAAAAGCAGGTCAAAAGGTGAAAGTATGCACAACAATGCTTGTGTCAAATTTCAGGTTAATTTTCCTGAATGAAATAACTCAAATGAATATAATAACGATAATTAATGGAATGAAGCCTTCATGCCAATATTATGATTTATGTTCAATTACGTTTTGTTTACTCTCTATCGCTATTTTCTGAGGTTTCTCGCTTTCAGGAATCTCCTGATAGAGATCTACCTGCAGGAGCCCATTCTCCAGTTTTGCACCACTCACATTGGTGTGCTCGGGTAAAGAAAAACTCAACTGGAAATCCGCACGCCGGATACCTCTATATATCCAGCTTTCTTTTTCATCCGAAGACTCTTCTGAATGCTTACCTGAAACATTCAGATTTCCCCCCACGGTTTCAATTTCAAGCTCGCCCTCTGCCCAGCCGGGAACGCTTACCGTAAGTTGATAACGATTAGAATCCAGTTTCTTGAGATCGTATGAAGGTACAGTTGCTACGGGGGTATCACCCGTTAACTGGCTGAACAATCTGTCAATCCTGTTGAAACGGTCTGAGAAAATAGAATCAGCAAATACCGGGAGTGCTGACAAGGTTCTGAGTGCCATAATTAACCTCCTGAATGACTATTCAAAAGCTCAACATAGAGGCAAGCATTGCTTGTCCGGTAATTAAAATAATCCCTCTTACGCAGTTTTCAAGACCTGCCAAGAAATTTTTTTCACTCCGCTTTGGGATGTATGCAACAGGTTACCTATGTGCCAACCCACTGATATGCGACCGAGCCGTATAAAAGCCCCTGTAAAGATACAGAGGCGTAGCTCCCGCATCCCATAACTGATACTGTAAGACACAATCATACGGAAGCAACGCTTTTATAAAAACAAACCGCTAAACTGTCAATACAAACCATTGCACTGATTGAGTTGTATAAAAAGCACCCCATCCAACAAACCACCCGAGGTTAATCAGACTTTACGGGGTGCTTTTGGATGAGCGTTGATACATTAACACATCACAGTGGCATGCCTTGGTGCCAACATACCAACGCCCATTCAAAATAGTCCGCCACCGAGGGCTCGAACCTCGTACCGTCAACTTAGAAGATTGATGCTCTATCCCGATGAGCTAGTGGCGGCTGGTGGCCCTTGCTGGACTTGAACCAGCGACCGGGCGATTATGAGTCGCTCGCTCTGACCAACTGAGCTAAAGGGCCGGAAACGAGATAGTACATAAGCAAAACTAACCATGCAAACTAAACAGTTCCAGTGGTTGCGGATTGTCCTGTCTGATATTGTTGATTCGCCTAAAACTCAGGAATAGAAACAATGAAAACAGGAATAAATTACGAATTTCACCACTTCGGCATTCCCGTTCAGGATGGTAATACCGAGGGTGTTTTCAGTGAAAAAGCTGGAATGTACACAACGGACAACCCCGGAAAATTCAGAGTACAATGGCACCGTTTTACCCCAGATTCACCGCTACATCCCCTCATAAAAACTGTTCCCCATGTCGCGCTAAAGGTCGATAACCTTGCCGAAGCTATCGTGGGTGAAGAGGTTATTCTTGGACCGTATGAACCAATAGACGGGTACTTTGTTGCCATCATCAATGACGCAGGTGTTCCCATTGAACTCATTGAAACCACGCTTACTGATGACGAAATCTGGAACAGAGCCCGTTCAGGCAAAGGGAGCCTGTACAGGACATAAATCTGTATTTCTTGCTCCAGGCCCCCTCTTATGAGGTTATGAGGTCGGAACTACGCCACGTCATACCTGGATTAAAAAGTGCGGTCCATCCGTTTGGTCGCCCCTGGAAAGCAAAAACCCCACCAAATGGCAGGGTTCATAATCAGTTTCATTTGGATATACGTATCCATGGTTAGAATCATACAAGACAACTTCGGACAAAATCAAGTCCTATGTCGTGAAAATGCTAAAATTTGTCTACATCATCATTTAAATTAGTCATTTTCTGAAAAGTAGCATCAGCCTTACGCTCTTCTTGGTAACAAATGTCCACCAGCGACTCAAGAAACGGTTTCCAGTTTCGCGTCCATGTCCTTACGTGCAGTTCTGGCAAACGCCTGAGAATCGCTTTATATGCCGCAGTAGACGGTACCGATGAAAAACCGTTTCCAGTGCAACGCTCACAGGTTTTAAACACCGGCGCACCACGTTCTTTTGTAGCAATACGGTCGAGCACTTCGCCTTTTCCACCACAACGGCAGCGGGCTTCCAGTTTCCCCTTACCGTTACAGGCGGTACAGAGACGTTTAACCTGTTCACGTTCAATTTTTGGCGCAACAATCTCATCACCATCGATGTTATAGAGTCCGGGATACTTAACCACGTCCTCACACCCTTCAATAAGCCCTGTCCCGTTGCAGGTGTGACATGTCACGCTGGTGGCAGCAGAGCGGGAGTATTCCGCAAAGGCAAACTGCGCCAGTACCAGCATGCTCCAGCCAAATTCACCACCAGCGGCTTTACGCACATTTTTCGGTGCAGCGTCCATCGCGTGACGCGCCAGCGCCTGAACCGCCAGTTGCTCATCCGTCTTACTGATCCCCGCCTTAGAGACATCCACCGCAGCCGTCATCTGTCCTGGCGTAGACTCGAGAACGCGGCTGCCGGTGCAACCCGGTAAAAACTGAGGGTAGGACTGAACATCATTCACTAACTGATACATCTGTTCCGCACTGTAAGGGACTAACGCGGTTCGACTAATCTGCGGCATAGCTATTTCCATCAACAAAAATCGAACAAATAATATCATTTATCGCAAGGTAAAAAAAACGCTATCCCACAACAGGGTACAACCTTGTTCATGCTAAGATATCCCCTTGCCCCCCGAAGGATGAAATGGGGTGTTTTTCGATTCCAGATTACCTATACTGAGCGGCACTATGACGAAGAAAAAAGCACACAAACCTGGCTCAGCCACCATCGCGCTCAACAAGCGTGCGCGACACGAATACTTTATCGAAGAAGAGTTCGAAGCGGGACTCGCCCTGCAAGGGTGGGAAGTGAAATCCCTGCGCGCCGGTAAGGCCAACATCGGCGACAGCTACGTGATCCTGAAAGACGGTGAAGCTTACCTGTTCGGCGCTAACTTTACGCCAATGGCGGTGGCCTCCACGCACGTGGTATGCGATCCCACCCGTACCCGTAAACTGCTGCTGAATCAGCGTGAACTTGACTCACTGTATGGTCGAGTGAATCGTGAAGGCTACACCGTTGTCGCCCTTTCTCTGTACTGGAAAAATGCCTGGTGCAAAGTCAAAATTGGCGTGGCGAAGGGTAAGAAACAGCACGACAAGCGTTCCGATCTGAAGGATCGTGAATGGCAACTGGATAAAGCGCGCATTATGAAACATGCAGGTCGTTGAGCGCATTACTGTGTGACCTGTCTCTCTATTTGGGACGGGTCATTATTATTGACATATTGGACCTCCAAAAATATATTCTCCCCGCCTTTATTTCTATTTCTGTTGAAACATCAAAACTGCCAAGAATATATCCTCAGCCATTTTCATATTATGGACATAGCCCAATTGCCCAATACTTCAAATAATTTTTTTTGACGTTTTAACATTCAGAAATAACAATACAGTTTGTGTAAGAAATCGATTATCAATCCTGCTCACATCAATCAAAGAAAACCTTATAACACAGAAAGATAAGTTAACCTCTCTTGTTATACCAGGTTGTTATGCTTCGCCAGATGGCGTAAAAAAGCATATATTTCACCCTCGCTAAACAAATCACAAATATGCCTTAAGTTGCAGGATGAGCGCTTTCTGACTATATCATCTAATACGAAAGTACCAGTGAATCACAAAAAACAAAGGGTTATTCAACACAACAGAAACCATCATCTGCGTGACCATCACATTGAAATCACCGGCGACAATTCATCGACCTGATGAACGGGATCGCTCGTCTGCTCATTTTCCTTGCCCGGTGATTTTAAAGAATTAATGCACAGAGCAAGCCATCAGGAGTGAACATATGCGTCTTCTCGCCGTTATATCCAAGTTGACGGGCGTTTCCACCAATGTTGAAGCCTCTGAAGTCACACTTAATGCCCCTTCCATTGTGAAATTATCCGCAGAGCGTAGCGATATCAGCCAACTGACTCGCGTGAATCAGGATCTGGTGATCGTCTTTACTTCTGGTGAAAAACTGACCGTTAAAAATTTCTATGTGGCGAACGACCAGGGAACCAGCCAACTGGTGCTGGAAGACAGTCACGGCGCACTGTGGTGGGTGGAAAATCCGGAAAGCGGCCTGCACGTTGAACAAATTTCAACCATTGACGATCTGCTTGTCACCGCCGGAGAATCTCACGAAGGTGGGGCTATCTGGCCGTGGGTGCTGGGTGGGGCGGGT